ATAAGAGACAGGTTCTGCAGAGTTACCAGCACATTGACTTGACTCATTCGTCAATCTCCCAGTCGGTATCCGGGTAATTACAAAAATACTGCTGCTGACCATCTCCGGCGTAGAGTTGCAGATGCTCATCTAACGTAGGGTTATAGGCGGTTGCGGCGAGCATTGCAGATTGCTCTGCACCATCAAAAGAGTCGGCCTTTCCCTTAGCGATAACTTGCTTGGTGGCCCCAAGCACTATTTCCCATTCATGGCTCACGATGTCACCTGCTGCATTTGTGCATCGGTTAAAGGAGTTGGCCAGATGTGGACTTCACGAATGGTGCCGGAAAGTTGTATTCCATACTCACCAGCAATTTCAATAGTGCCAGACGCCCCCATTCCTCCATCAAAAGCTGTGGCAGTTCCAAGCATACCATCTGCGGCCATCCTCAAATCAGCGCCCCATCTGACCGCTCGTTTGCAGATTGCAGTTGTAATATCATTACCTGTGACAGTTGCTGTATTTAGACCATCGTATGATAAAGTTGTGGTTCTTGCCGATGCTGAATTAAGGTACATAATAGTACAATTTGTTGAATCCAGAATTATAGTTTGCGAACCTGAGTTAATAGGAATAGAAGACATTACCGAACACAATGCCGTCCCCTGCGTCACATCAAACGCACTAGCATAACTCAGCGCATCCGCATTTCTCGTAACTGCGGCAGTAGTAGTAAGAATCGGACTGGTGCGCCAAGCTCCGTTCTCATCCTGACAGCAATCAACTCCAATCACATCACCAGATGTTCCCATCCTGATTCCGACAGTGGGATTGGCTCCAACATCAGAAGTCAGTGCTACAGGAACCCAAGTATCAGTAACAAGCTGAGAAGTAACATCAGTCCAGTTAGTTCCGCCATTGCGAGTAATGCTGACAGTTCCAGTACCAGAAATGCGTTTGATAAAAGCACTTGTAGTTCTTGTTCCGGTTGCAGCAGTCAACAATTGCATGATAGTCGCATCGTTTCCTGCGGCGGTTAGGCGAGAGGCAGAATTGGCTACGTTGTCGAGGCCGGTGGTTGTGGTGACTTGAATTGCTGATTCTTTAACAGAGACGTTATCGAAGAACGAAAACTGCCCTGCTGTTGCTCCAGTAGAAAGATAAAGAACTATGTACATCGTAGTTGCAGTTGCAATGAATGATGCTTTGTAGGTTCCGCTAGTAGTTCCGAGCGCTTTTCTACCTAGTGTTTGACCACCTGCCGATATGCTTATCCCAAACAAAGACGACGCATTGTTATAGGTGTATTCGATACTCACAGAATACGTCTTTCCTATTACACAAGTTATCGGGGTACTTGCTCCACAACTTGCAGCGCCTGGAGTGACAATCTTCAAACGTCCGGTATCTACAGATATTGTTGCTCCACCATATGCCGTCCATCCCGCAGTATCAGTAGTAAATGTGCCATTGGAAACCAACTCTGCGGCCCCTGATAATTGCGGATTCACCCAATTATGAGTAGAGTAATCACTTGCAGACGAGAAGCCAATCAGATCACGTCCCCACAAGCAATTGTTCGTCCTTACTGGTTCTGACAAATATCCTTCCAAAGTTGTAGAAGAAATCGCACCTCCGTCTTTGTTTGTTGGGAACCATTTGCAACCATCTACTCCTGCACCATGCCAAGGTGCTGAAAGGACTCCTACGCTAACGTATTCAGAAGCGGTTTGGTTTGCTTGGCCGGAGACGTTTTCTAACTGCGGATGATAAAAATAAGCAAATTCCCCGCCCGTTTCAACTGCGCCTGTGAAAAACGTATAACAACGGAGAGGATTGCCTTGCGTCACTGCATCAGCGCGCATCTCCACTCTCCAAAAACCATTCGGAGCCGAAGTTACGGTGACTCCAGTGGAACCCACCAAATAGGTTACCACTCCAGTGTCGTAGTTGATTGTGACTCCCAAGACATTTACTGTGGCAGTTGTGTCATATAAGTAAAACTTGTTTGCATCCAGCTCGCCTGAACCTTTTTTTACATAGAAACTATATGTATAGGTCTTAGCGTTAGTGCCTGCGGGGGATCCTTGATAAAATGTAATTGGTGCACTAGAGGCTGCTTCTACTTTCCACGCACTAGTTCCGCCGTCAGGATCAGCTTGACCACTAGTCACTGTAAGATTAGTTTTTGTCCAGCTAGCGGAATTAAGATCCTCCGATGCAGATAAAAGATTCCTAACAAGCCTCGCACCAGTGAATCTCGCACATCCACTAGGAACATTGAGATTCAATTTTCCTTCATTGTCAAACACCCAAGCCGAGGTGGCTCTAGTGAAGGTCGGCGCGCTGGTTCCTCTCGAAGGAACAAGAGTATTTAAGAGTGGAATATATAAACTGGAATCCGCAACTCCCGGAAAAGAGCCTGGAACCCCTAGCACGTTAGTTCCAGAATTCACCACGGAAGTGACCTCGGCAGACCCAATGTACATCTTCTGTACCTGAGCAGGGCCAACAAAAATAGGCATAGCAGTTAACCCACTATAAGGTAGATGGTGTTGCTATCTGGAGTAATGGCGTTGTACTGCGCCTGGGTCAGCTTTACCATTAGTCCGGGAGTACCTGGTTGAGAAGTAACCACCGAAGCTTTTACACCATTGAACTCGATACCGAGTTCAGGTGCTCCTGCCGTGCCAACCAGAAACTGAGGTGTTGCTCTTACAAGTGCCATGCGAATCTCCTAAATCCCGATACTGCTTTTGTGACCAGCCTCTGTAATGCTCGCTGACTGTTTTACCAAATCTTATAACCGGACCAAGCAAGCCCTTCTTGTATGCTTCTTCATCAAACATAGAAGGCTTGGTGTCCATTTCTACTTCACACCCGGCACGTGCATGTGCCCATTCAACCAATACCAAATAATGGCCCCTGCCACGGCCAATATTGCGAACACCGACTTTTCACCCAGCTTGGCCAGTAAACTCTGCCAGAACTCTTTACACAGCTTTGCGCGCTCGCGAGCAGCCTCATGCTCCATTCTGTGTAAAACCAAATCGCCGTTCGGGAAAGCTTCGGTGGCCATTGCTCTCAACTCGTTCTGAAAAACTTCTTCTTCGGCGATGTGCCTATTTAAATTTGGCTCTAACGAAGAAAGCCTCTCAAGCTTGATATGGACATCAGCCAGTTGCTGGATAATGGTGTTCAACACCGCCAGGTGCTGGTCCCCCTGCCTCCGATCATGACGGTTTGACTGAGTATTTCCATTGGTCATTCCGTTGGTCATTCCGTTGGTCATTCCGTTCCTCATGCGGCCATTCCAATCAGCACCATTGCCTCGTCCATGGAGAGTGTTTCACACTTCTCATTATAGCGCGAAACTATTGATGGGCTTGGAAAAAGATTGGTTGTGCTATTGGCCTCCCCACAGGCTGGAGTACGTTGAAATGGAACTAAGTACCGTTTTTGTTCTTCAGCTTGTTCCATGGCGTTTACCTTTTGTTCTGACCTCGACCAGTAGACGGGGTTGTTGGTTTAAGTTTCTGATTGAGCGTTGAGCCGCTATTGCTTGGCTGCGATGGTCCGGCGGCTTCCGCATGTGCGCTTTTGAACATTGTCCCTGACAGCGGCTTCATTCCCACAGGTGCCAGCTTGCCCGTAAGTTGCAAACACGCTTCGTCATCAGAAATCATTCCGAGACTGAGTTGTTCAAGCACAATCATTTGCTTTGTCTGCTTGAACGCCAACAGTTCGTTGTCAGGCCTCAGATCAATCGGATCGAATTGGAAATCAACAACCACATCGAAGCCGAACAGCCTAGCGGACAAAGTAAACGCGCGGCTCCAGAATTCTTCAACAGGAGCCTTGACTGCACCAGCACAAGACTTCATAAACAACATGATTTCGCTAGAAGCAATGTTGCTGCTTCCGCTGGCAAAACCCAGGACAGTGCCATTAGTCTTGCTGCCGGTACTAAGCCTAGCATTGGCCATGTCCTGGAGCACTTCGTACTCAGCAGAAAGCCCGGCATTACTCGCGTTTTCGACTTCAAATTCCAGCGAGTCCAGATAAACCAAAGCGTCTTGAGGAGTCAACGAATTGATTTTTTGCTCGATAGCCGATGTAATTGCGTTCAGTTCTGCGTTTGCTTTGTCGTTGTCAATCTGTGCTTCCGGGCTAAGGAACTTTCTAACCCTTTCTTCGTTGATTTTTACCTTTTGGCGCGGGTGAATGACTTTGCCCACGATTCTGGTGATGTCATTTGAGAACTGCTCAGAATAGACAACGGGCTTGATTGCGCTTTCGATCGGGCTCGATGAATAGGGCTCAAGCAGGTCTTGGTCTAGCGACACATAAATGAATGTCGGGTAGTCCAGATTAATTTTCTCGCTTCCAATATATTGCCAAGGGACGATGGTTTTGTCTGGGTCAGCCACAAACTTGATCTGGGTCGTGCTGATTGGCTGAATGCGTTTTGGGAGCCGCTCCTTGCCTAATACCACTTCTCCGGCACAGCTCCCGTACTGCATGATTTCACGAGCCAACGACTCTGAGGTTGCTCTGATTGATTGCGGTCCAGTAAATCCGTCAGTGGCGTAGTCTGGAAGCAGGTCGAACCTGGCAATCAGTTGCTGCACAAGCAGGGTGGCATCCCTGTTAAATGTGTTGTCCGGGTTTTTTGCTACAGCTACGAACTTTTGCGGGATGCCGAGCCTGACATAAGCCCATACTGCTGCGGACAAGTCAGGCGAAGCTGCTACAAAGTTGCGAATGATTTCGTTTGTGTTCGCGCCGTAGCGTAGGGTTGTGGTGTCTGTACTGGCCAGCCTTCGATCTGTCTGTTGCAAAACAGATTTCGATGGCGTAGTCGTTCGCAGATAGCTTGGATAGGTCAGCGACCCTGGCTTAACTCGCGGCGGAGCTACGGCCGGAAGCTGGGTCGCTCCAAAGAACTCCAACACCCCATCGATATCATCAAACATTTGCCGACCCTGCCCAATAGCATTTTTCACGATTGTACGCTATGGAGCACGCTGGGAACAATAGTTCTAGCCTATTAAAATGGACATTGAGTACGGATTTGTTTTGTCACGGTCATTTTCTAGGCACGCCGCATAACATTGATCACAGGCTCGTCTTTTGTCAACTTAAATGTACTTAACATTTGGAGTGTACCCCCGCCATCCCCGGTTGTTTGACCGATAATGAACTTAGCCAGGTAAGCGAAACTAAGTGCGAACCAGAAGTGGTCATTTCCATCTTCGGATTTAAGCCACCTAAATTCGATCGTTTGCGTTTTCATGTTCCAGTCCTTGACTCTCCTCATGTCTGTGCAATGCGACACGAACTCTTCGTCGAGTTCTTCACCTTGAGTCAATACGGACATATCTCCAGAGCGAATATAAGACATCAATGCATCAAACGTTCTGTCTCTCGCGACATTTAACTGTCTCTGGACCTGTTCCCCGACGTTATCCTCGTCTTCCTTCTTGTGAATTGTATATAACGCCGTGCCTTTTGACTGTGTATACACGCAGGCCCATAGGTTTCTATCGAGAGATTGGAGCGCCATCACCATATCCGTATACGGCAACGAATCTATCACAGCCGTCCTCACCCTAAAGATTATCCTCAGCGCTTTGTATCTTTCTTTCAAATTGCCAAGAAGCACTGCTTCTCTATGGACAACCTGCATTGAGCCGTCGTAAGAGCAGTTTGCAATCACAATGTGGCATGTCTTGCCCAGGTCCACTCCCATAACACAGAATCTCGAACCTTCAAGCTTGTTTTGGATGATAGTCCCTCTGACTTCATCTGGTGCCAATACGCTTTCTTTTGAGAAGAACGGCAGGCCTAAGTTGAAGTTCACGAATTCTGCGATGTTTGTGTATACGGTTGATGACTGCACCAGATAGCCAGGCGTGATGATTGTAGGGGCATCAAACGGACTTACTTGAAACCCTTCCGCAACATGGTTCTCGTCCTGGTTTTCAATCACCCACTCTCTATGGTCCACTCCCATGTCAGGTGCTTTGCCGCACTTCGGGCATTCAACATAGGCGTGCTGATAATCTATTTTGTGGATGTTCTTCTTTGTGATCTCCATCAGGTCGCCGGTATAGCCGGGGATTTTCACGTGATCGTAATAGCTTGGTATAAAGCTGTGCCCGCAATGGTCGCACTTTACGAAATTGAAATGCCTTCTTGAGCGGATAAATTCGTAATCAATGCCTTTACCTGGCAGGGTTGGGGTTGACAGCTTCATTTTCATTTTATGCTCAGAAGCCGTAAGTCTGGAGTGGTACTGGCTAATAACCAGGCCGTCGCTAAAGTCCAGTTCATCATGCACCAAGAAGTCTGCAGGGATACTAATTGGCGCGTTGCTCGAAGCCGCCCCTCTTAAGTAGAGAAAAGACCCGTTGGTGAACTCTTTCACCTCCACGTTATCTGAACCGCCAATGGTCGAGTTTAAGAAAGGTGAGTCTTTAATGACAGGATTCACCCTTGTTTTTGCAATAATCACTGCCAATGTCGCGGTCGGAAGCGTGTAAATGGTAGTGAAGTCTTTAAGCATCCCGCACAGGGCCAATGCTTTTCTGACCGTCATTTCGGTCAAGCCGATTTGGCTGCACTTTCGCGTAACTACTTCCCTTGCGGAGCTGTCAAGAATCTTCTTTTGAAATTCGCGCCCTTTGTAGCTATAAGGCCTGCCCCCGGACAGCGTATTCTCAGAAATCCACCTTGATGTTTCGCTCAGGGCCGTTGCTTGAGACGCGCCAGCCTTAAGTCTTTGCAGGTGGTTCCTGAATGCTGTTTTTTGTACGCTCATGATTTACCTTTAATTTTGGTTCGTGTCGATTACGCTAGCTCGGGCTTGCTTAAGCAAGCCCAACCTTTTTCGCTTGCATTTCGTACTCTTCAAAGAACTCGTCTTTTGTTGCCTGCGGAAGCGTCTTGATTACCTCAATTAGCGTGTTCTCCATCAGCTTCAGGGCTTCTTGTAGTTTCAGGTCTTCTTGTAGCTTTACAAGTTGGGCTAGTGTACTGACCACTGAGTTTGCCACTTGCGCTTTTTGGTTCGACGGCACATCATCGTCGTCTAAGGCGTCGTCCATAAGTCTCTTTGTCTTTCTATATTGCTGAAGCAACTCGTCTTCTAGGTTGAGTTCTTTCACATATTGCTCAGGTAGCATCTCTTCTAGCACGGCCTGTATTTTTCTCAGCTCTTTTTCTGACAAGGCGCTGAGTTGCGACCGTATCTGCTCCTCAGACATTGACGACATCTGGTTTCTTACAGATTGACGGTTCGGTTGTTCAGGCCTTGCCTTGCTTTGATCGCCTCGCAGGTGTGGGTTCTGCTTTTGTTTCAGTGCTTCCAATTTCGATTCATCAATCATTTTCCCACTCCTTGTTGATCACCCGAATTCCAGGCCCAAAGCTCGATTCTGGAACTATTTTTCTTGTTTCTAAGAACCTCATCAGTTCAGGCCAGTCGTTTGACAGGTAGTATGGGCCAACAAGGTACAGTTCACAGCTTTTTTGATCTATGAGGGGCCACATGCTCCTTATTACTATTGCCGAATCTAGGAAGTTTCTAGCCTTGAATTGCTCCCCTGCCTTTTGGTTTTTTGCGAAAATGAACGTTTTCATTTGATTTTCTCCACAAAAACTGCCCTTTCTTCTTTCGACATCCTGTTCAGTTGCCTGATTTTTACAGGGCACAGTTTGTCTATTTCCCTAAGTATGGTTCTTTCGCACACTCCCGCATCTTTTGCGGCTTGTTTTATCTTTATTTCTCCTGAAATGCAACCGATTACGGCTTTTTTCCTGATTTCGGATGTGTCGGGTTTCGGTTCTTTCTGCTTCTTTGCAGGCAGAGGCCCCGGAGAATAACCGTATTTCCTTCGGATGCCATACATTGTGGAATTGGATACTTTTAAGCGCTCCGCCGCCTCTCTGGATGTGATTCGCCCTTGATCCAGTTGTTCTAGGGTTGTGTACAGGGTCGGTAGCCTGTCACCCCAGCGTCTTTGTATCAAACAAAGAGAGATTTTGGTCTGCCCTGTTGCTTTTGCCGCTTCTTCAAGTGTCGTTTCTTCTCTGAACACCGACATCATTGCTGCTAGGACTGTTCTTGGTTTGATTACTACTTTGGTTTCGTTTGTTTTTTCTGACCCTGTTAGGTGTATTAGAGTTTTTGGGTCGTAGCCGTAGTAGGTCGAGAGTTTTATAAGGTGCACGCCTGGAATTCTGTTCACCCTTATCCACCTGTACACGGCCGATTTAGAGACTTTCAGGCGTCTTGCTGCGTCTCCCGCTGATTTTACCAACTCACTGACTGTATTTGGCTGGCTCATAGCTTTGACTCTCTCGATGTCCTGGACAATTCCAATTCTATCAGAGCCCTTGCGATTGTTGGCGCTGGTTGGTTCAGGGTGCTGCTCAGATTTGCTAGTTTCTCGGCTGCTTTTTGATCTATCGTGCAGCTTGTCCTTTTTCCTTCCATGTGTCTTTTCAGTGTTTCTTCGTCTGCTTCTAGGATCAACCTGGTCAACATTTTTGATACGTTAGGTCCTAGTTCTTTTGAGGCCTTGGGCATTACTATTGTCAGTGCTGTTTTCACTTTTCGCTCCTGTTAGGTTGTGTTGCGGTATGTCATTATAGTGTAAAGGCTGGAGGATTGCAATATGTTGTATGGGCGAGTGGCGGTACGTTGTATGGTCATAGAGGAGTGGCGATACGTTGTATGGTCATAGAGGGGTGGCGGTACGTTGTATGGGCATAGAAAAGTTTGAAAATGTGAAAAATTTTTGGGAGGGTGTTGGATACTGCTCCAGACCCACGCGCGCGCAAAAACCTACGCCGTCTCGACACTGTAAATCTATACAGTATCCAGGTGCTGGCCCATGCTCGAGG